GTCTGCAAGTTGGTAAATGCTTCAAAGTATTCAGGTACTTGTGTTGCCATGTTTATAACGAATATACATGATTATATAAAGGTTGTGTTTATTTTAAAGGCACTGCGTGCCGTTCCAAAAACTATAAATAACCTGACAAAACTTTAACAACTATGGTCAGTTTTAGAAAGTCTTTTGCTGGTGCCTTGTCCAAGCTTGGATTCATAGAGAAATCCTACACGGAAACTACCACCCGACCTAGTGTAGCCCAGCCTTACATGAGTACCGATACAGGTGCAAAACTACCAATTTTCCCATTCCCACTTACCATGATTTATGAGTTGGCAGATAACATTGATGCTTTAAGAATTCCAATCGAGACCCTCAACCGTGAAATGTTCAAGAACGGATTTGAAGTTGTAGAGAAATGGAAGTACAAATGTAATAATTGTTCCAAGGAGTTTCAATATGCACCTACCCCCGACAACCCTGACGAGCAGCCGTTTGAGGCTAACGGTGACAATGCACAGGCACACCCACGAAAGAAAAAGGCTGTAGAGGCAAAGGGACTTGTGTGTGACACATGTGGAAGTCACGACCTTGTCAGACCAGTGCCAGAACACAGAAAGACCTTGGAAAACTTGATGATGGAGCCCGTAAACAGCAACCAGCAAACCTTGGAAGACGTTGCACGTCAGTTGGAGAGGGACTTTGAAATTGCAGACAATGCATATTTGCTTTTGCTTAAGAATTACAAGATAGATGATGTTACAGGTGCGATAGACCAAGAGAAGACAATTATAAAAGAGATGTTGAGGATTGAGCCACCACAGGTGGCAATGATTGCTGACAGTGATGGGCGTATTGGTTATGACGACAAGAGAAACAAGATTTGGGTTTGCCCTAGATTTGAGCACAGGGATGCCAGACTTACCACCCCAAAATGTGACAGATGTGGAGCAGAGGCACTAAAGGCGGTAATTGAAGTTAACTCTGTATACTCTATAGGTATCCCACAACCTAAGAGAGTCATTTATGGAGAAGGCGAAGTTATTTGGAAGGCTGGAAAGTACAAGCCAAACTTGCTTTATGGATTTTCACCTATCTATTCAGTGTGGTCAAAGGCAATGTCCCTATCACACATGGACGAATATATTCGCAAGTACTTTGACAAGATGAGACCGCCACGAGGTATGTTGGTTATTTCTTCAAGAAACTATGACACCTTTAGAAAGAGTTGGGACGTACTTGAACAGAAAGCACAGGAAGATCCATACATGATTCACCCCCTATTGGTAGAGAATGACAAGGGTGGAAAGAACCCTGCACAGTGGTTGGACTTTACTGGTTCACTTAAGGAGTTGGAATTTATCGAGGTAAGAAAGGAGTTGAGAATGATTATCGGAGCCGTCTATGGCGTGCTTCCGTTCTATTATGGCGAGACCCCTGCTGGCTGGAGTCAGGAGGGATTGCAGGTTACAATTACAAACCGTGCTGTTCTATGGGGACAGGACACCTTAAAGAAGGCATTTTTCTCAAAAATTTCAAAGATGTTAAACATTGATGACTGGGAACTTCAGTTAAAGACTGGTGAGGAGACCGACAAGTTGAGAGACTTGCAGACTGACGGCATTGAAATACAGAACATGATGATGCTTCAACAGATGGGCTTTGACATTACAAGAACCCACACAGGTGAGTTTAAGGTGAGCAAGGAGACGGCACTGACGGCAGAAATGATGTTTGGAATGGGTGCAATCAATGGAAACCAGAACGGTGCAGGAAAGGGAGTACCAGCCCCTCAGGAAAAGACACAGTCGTTTGAGGGAGAGCCAAACAACATGAGACCAAGCGACATTGGCGGCACTGGACAGGGAAGTCCTACAAGCGGAAGCTCAATGAGCAAAAAGTCCGCATATCCAAAGGGAATCACCCCGTCAAACTTTGAGGTAGTAAAGAATACTTTGCAAACTGCTATGGATTATGATTGGAAAAAGACAAAGACCGTTGAGGAACTGAGAAAGGCTACTGGAATGACTGTAAGGGATGCAAGGGACATTGTTGCTGGTGAATTTGAAGGCGTAAAGAGATGGGAAGATGAGTGAGAGGGCTGAATGGGAATGGCTGACTGGAGATGACGAGGATGAGTAAGGTATATTGTACTAAAAAGGTAAGTTTTTATGTGACAAAGACAGAGGAAGAAGAGGAAGATGACTAAAACAATAACAACATTAACTTTTAGACGATGTAATCTGTGTGAAAGTTCTTCAATCAAGTGGCAAGACAATGAAGATGAAAATCATTTGTGTTACGAATGCATGGAAAGTGAAAATGACCGTGTTTTTGAACATGGAGACCAAGGTTGACCAAAAGATTTCACAAATGTGATGACACCTGTAAGATAAATCATACACCAAAGGCTTCATCTCCAAAGACTGTCAAAAAAATAATTGAAAAAAAACTCAAGGTACAGCCTGTCAAGCCACGCAAACTTGAAAAAAAGACCGAGGTCATCATTGATATAATGGAAATTGTAGATAAAATCAACAATACAAATGAAACTAACAAAGTTTTAGAAAAAACACTTATTAATCTAAGAAAGTTAGAGAAAGATATTGCCTGAAAAGTTAGAAACTAACGAAAACGCAAACGACATGACCAAAAAGCTTTGGGAAAAGCACCAAGGTGACGAATTTACCGCAGTAAACAACTACAAGGAGGGAGTATGTCTTGGCTGTATGAAGGTTGACAGGGCTGCCGCTACCATTGCTGACATTTGTGGTGATTGTGCTGGAAAAAAGGGGCGTGAGCCTCTCTTGGCAAAGGTTTGCGACAAATATTACGGGTTATGTTTCTTTTGCAACTCATACAAGTTCAATATTGAGCAGGTAAACGGAAGATTTTGCAACACATGTCACTCCAGAATAGCCAAAGTCACCAAAGAGTATAATAAAAAAGGTGGATTCATGAAGACTGACCCATTTTGGATAAGCATGCGTAAAAAACACGGAAAGGATTGGAAAAAGATAATGGGTGGCTATAATAAATCTAATCGTCGCTAGTCTTACCACGTTTTTTTCTCATATACTCTCTTAAATCTGGTGGGGTAAGGAGTAGTTCCAACAATGTTTCTATATTGGCTAGCTTGTTGTTTGTATCCACTAATAATTCCTCGACTTCCCCCAGTACAAAGTCAAATTTCATTTTTATTCTCCAAGATAAATATCATACGGTCATTCTTAAAGTCATAGTAGCGTTTATCATAATTAATATCACGTTTTTTAAGATTTAAGCCAAAATACCTACCCACTCTCATTGAAAGTAACGGTTTTCGCATGAATCTTGGAAAGAACTCCAATTGATTTTTTTTCCCATTGAACCTAATCTTTCCATGTGTTACTAATTTTTCATCACCTTCTATCCATTCTTTGGCATTGTCGCTTCTAAAATGGACTATGCTTCTGCTCAATCTTGGCTGTTCTTTCATATTGTTACTATTTGTAATAACCCATAATTTTGTTCCCTTTACATATAGGTCAATAAGAGGCATTTTATGCTCTATATCGTCAACATGTTCCCTGTAAATACTGTTAAATGTCTTGTCGCAATCAAATATGTATATGGATGTAGCCATGTCATATAATCAGCAATACTTATTTATAAAGCCTTGTTAGTTGTTAATCATGGATGAAAAGTGTAAATCATGTAAAATAACCAAGTATGGTTACACTGACGGACAGCATTCAATATTCATATGCTTCAAATGTGGTAGATTTGACGGCATGAGTGGTGGGGATGATTCATTTTTAGCCAAAATAAATGAAGAGCCTATGTCATTATTGGTGATGATTAAGAAAAAAATACTCATTCCAATAAGTTAATTTATATACTTTACTAAACATGTATATACCATGGAAGTATTTTCATCTATATTAGAACCTCTACTTTTGGCTGCTCTTATAGGTATGGGTAGTGGATTGTTTGCATTCTTTAGAAAAATGAGTAACACACAAAGTGACTTGTGTGAAACAGTACAAAGATTGCAAAAAACCTTAATTATTTTAGCTAAAACAGTTGACAGACAGTCAAACAGATTACATCCAAAAGAAGCAGATTCCGAACTTGACGACCTTGTCAAGGAACTTTTGGATAAATAGGCGTAAATTTAACAATAAACCTTAAATAATAACTCTCAGTCAAGGTTGAGTATGATTGATCCATTGTTAATCGCAACCCTCTCCGTAATAGGAGGAGCAATCTTGAATACATTTAGAGGATTCTTAGGATCTTCTGATGCTACATATGACATCAAAAAATTCTTTGGTGCATTAATTGTAGCAGTATTTGCAGGTATTGCAGTTGCACAAACCTTGGCTCTTGCAGGACTAGGAATTACAGAACTCGTATTAATCGGGCTAACTGTCGGTTTCTCAGTCGATTATGCAGTGAGCAAGGCAAAGAAAACTCAGTAAGCATTTTTTAACCCCTTACTTTTTCCCTTCTTTTCTATAAACTTTATAAGTAATGTTACAGTCGAGTTTATATATGGAAGACGAGATATTCTTCAATGAATTTGTGACAAAAGACCTACATCCTATTGACGGTGCTCAACGATTTTTCGAAGGTTATCTTACAGTTCAGGTTAAAGATAAACAGGGAGAGATTACAATCGTTGATGAATTAATCAAGGTATTACCTATTTGGATGGACAGGGGAGCACCAATCAGTGACACTCACAGTAACAGAATTATCGGAAAAGGTATCAGTTATGCCAAGGTGGATTATAAAACCAAGGAAGGTACTTTATTACCAGCAATTAAAATTACAGGAAAGATACACAAAGACTATCACCTAGACAATGAAATTTGGGACAAGATTAAAAGTGGAGAGTACAAGGGACTGTCATTTGGCGGTGCAACAAAGGCAAACAGAACACCAAAAGTCATGAAAGATGGAAGTGTTGCCTATGAACTTAAATCATTAGAACATTATGAGGTCGCTGTATGCAAAGATCCAGCAGTTCCCCTAGCATTAATTACCGATTATAATCCACTTGCAAAGGCAATTACCGACAACGTAGAGAGAAGAGATGACGGCAAGATGGTAATCAAGTGCAGTAAATTTGGTTGTACTGTAGAGAAAATGACAGATTTTGCAAACGCAGATGGTGATAAAACTAACGCACAAGGTAAACAAGATGTAGAACCAAACAAATCATCAAACAGAGAATCAAGTCCAGTAGATGACGATGACGATGCAAATATTGGAGAAGAAAAGAAAGACGATGAAATTAAAAAAGAGATACAGGGAAACATTGGAGACGTAAGACACAGTGGAAAGGAATATGAGAACACTGAAACTGCACAAATAACAAGAGTTCCAGAAGAGGGTGGAGACAGTGATGATGCAGTTGTTACCAGAGAAGGTAAAAAAGAGGAAGAGGAAAAGGAAGATGAAACTAAAAAATCAGGTTATCAAACAGAAGATGGCAATAATCAATTAGGTGGACAAGGTGTCCCAAAAGAGAAAGATAAGAAGAAAAACAGCGAAAACTATATAAACTCGCTTAATAAAGATTCTGGTAAGGATATGGACAAAGATACTTCCACAATTTCAAAAACTGAAGAAGAGAAATCTTCCGAAGATGAAGAAAAGAAAGACGAAGTTGAAAGAGAAGATAAAAATGCATCTTTCCAAGAAGCAATCAAATCAAACATCGGTACATTGACTGACGTTATAAAGTCACTCGCAGAAACTCAAAAAGACGTTAGTTCTACATTAGTAGGTATTGATGATAGATTGAAAGCATTGGAAACTCCAACAGACTTACCGTTGAAGCCTAGTACTTCAGCAAGTGAAGACGTTGGTGCAAAGGTTACAGTCCCAGATACATACCAATCTAATTCTGTGCAAGCAGGACTAGACGACGATAAATCTGGTGAAGATAAACCAAAATCAGACCCTAGTGGACTGAAAATGCAAGAGAAATCTAATTTCGACTTTACTACCGAGACTCCAAGACCTAATGCAGCAATCGAAACAATTAACAAATCTACAACCGATATGTCATTTGTTTTGAAAGATGCAAGAGAAGGTGGAAATCTAAGTGTAGTAGCAAGAAACATTCTAGCAGGCAAGTATTATACTCCAACACCTGACGAAGTAGGAACATACTAAAATGACTCAAATCAGAACAATCGATGAGCTTGAGGCACAATATTATGGACACAATCGTAACCTTCTTAGAAAAGCAGATGCTCCATCAACTACCAGTACTGCTGGTATGTTTAACGCCATTTTTGGTGCTTACGCATGGGCTCAACTCAACTTAGAAGCAAACGCATTCGGCATTCTCCCAAAATACCCTTGGGATAAATCTGGATGGAGGGTTATAACAGCAAAACCAACACTTAATACCAACAACAGTAACACTGCCCTAGGTGGTACTACTGAAGGTGGATTAATTGCTGAAACAATCAAACCAACAGTCGCAGAATTAGATGTCAAACCAAAAACTGCTCAGTTGCCTTTCAGTGCATCTGAAGTTATGGAATGGCTATCAACTCATTCAAAAGACGACATTTGGGGTGGACTTGGTTCACTAAGATTGTACATGGCTGTGCAACACAAAGAGTTCATTAATAGAATGCTTTTGGCAGATGTTGAAAGCGATGCAGCAGCATCAAGTGGTGTTCACACTGGTACACAAGACTTTGAATCCCTTGATAGAATCGTATCAAGTGATGCAGAGGAAGATGCACTAGGTGGAAGCCATTCAGGATTTTACGATCCATGGGCTGCTGATGCTACCGTTGACAGAGATGGAAACGGTGGAGAATTTGACTGTACAGTAGAATCTGCTTCTGGTACTATCGGTACTGACGGTGTATTGACTGACGATGTTCTAAGAACTTTCTTACGAAAGATTAGAATCGCAGCAGGTAAAGATCCAAATGTATTCCTAGGCTCCCATGAAGTCTACTCTGAGATACAAGGCTTATACATGCCAAGTGTCCGTATTGCAAACCCATACGGTGAGCAATTAGTTCAAGTAGACGTAAACGGTATCCAAACCTTTAAAGGTACAGGTACTGGTATTCATGTCGACTCTATCTATGGAATTCCATTCATTCCAACAAAAGATGCCCCATCTAATGGTTCAACTGAAGTTGGAAGACTATTTGCATTAGATACATCTGATGCAGAAGGCTATGGATATCCAAGAATCGGAATTCAAGTGGCTATACCAACCGAGTATTATGAAGCAACTAGAAGATCTGCTGGCTATCCATTCGTGAACAATGCTTTCGTTGAGAAAGGTGTGTTCAGAACAATGGGTGAGACAGTTTGTCGCCATTTCAAATCACAAGGTAAAATTAGAGATATTAAACTCTAGTCATACCAACCCCCCTTTTTACCCCTTTTTTTATATTAACTTTATATAATAGTGGTTCATACATTTCTTAATGGCAATTACAATCGCACAAAATGCCGACCATAAAAGTCTTACAGGAAAGACACTATCCATCCAAGCAGAACTGACTTCTAAATTAAAGTCAACCATTGTTGATGTCACCTATGGTGCATCTGACAATTATGCTACTAATGGTAATACTGTCGATCTATCCCTAGGAAGTAGAATTAGTACTGTTATTGGAGCAGAAATACTCCATTGTAACAAAGGACTACTTTTGCAATATGCACCAGCAGCAGCAGGAGCAGCAGCAACAGGGAAAATTAAAGCTTTTGGTCACACTCCAACAAGCTCTACAGCAACAGTTGTAGCCCTTGAGGAACTAGACAATGCTGATACAGCAGTCAATTCAATGACTATTCGTATTAGAGTAATCGGTTTCTAGACTAAGATCTAGTCATATTTTTTTTCTTAATAATGTTTATATATGACTAAATATCTATGATGTTTATGGTTGAGATGAATCATAATGCAATTACTGTAAGTGCAGACACTACAATTAAAGGTGCTCATGGAGTAGTTGTATCTATCCATGTTACAAAAGCAGGATCAAGTGGAGACAAGATTGTATTAAGAAATGGTACTGCCAACTCAGATGCAATAGAATTTACCGTGTTTGGAGAAGGAATACAAAACATTCAAGGAATCAATAGAAGATTTGAAAATGGTATTCGGGCTGATATTACAGGTACTACTGCTCAATATCTAGTAGTGTTTAAATAAATCTTTAAATATAAAGTAGACTTTATAACTCTTATGGTAACTACCACAACTTACTGTTCAGTTAATGATATTATCGACTTTTTAAGAGTTCCTATCACTTCTACAACCACACCAAACAAGGAGATGGTTCGCAAGATTATTGCAAGAAAGGAGGAGGAATTGGACAGAAGAATAGGACATACTTGGAAGACAAAGAAAATTACCAGAGAAATTCACGATTTACCACTCTTATACACATTTGGATGGGGTACACCACTATTCCTTCAACACAGAAACATATTGGAACTTGATGTAGATGAGGGGGATAAAATAGAGATATGGAAGGGAGAGTCAAACGAGTGGGAAAACATCATTAACAGTCCACAATGGTATCATGCAGAGTATGAATATGGTAGAATTTACGTTAGAGGATTCTTGTTTACAATATTAAGAAAGAATAGGGTTAGAGTTACATATCGCTATGGTGGAGAGAATTATGCTGGTGATACTGTAATCCCACCTGACATTACAGATGCTGTAATAAAAATGGCAGCAATAGACATCATGAATACGTCATTCAGAATGGATGAGATTCCAAGCGGTGGAAGCGTGTCTCCTACAGAATCCAAGAGATTTTGGCAGGAAGACATAGAACTATGCATATCGAATCGCAGAGAAGTATTCGTGATTCCATAATGTTTAATCTTATAAGAAAATTAAAGAGAAATAAATTATATAAAAAACTTAGACAATTAGGTGGTCATATTGAAAAAGAGGAAATTCATGAAGTAGATCCAGAAAAATCAAAAACTTTTACTGCTAAAGTTGTACAAGCAAGATTCTCAATTCCAGTACCTAAACACACTAAAGATTTAAAAATTAGTCCAGACTCAACAACATTTGAACAAGCTGTATTCATTGCTAAAAGTGTACAAAAAGTAGATGAAACCCCATTTGCAGAACCTCCAGATATTGTAATGAATGCTAAAACAACAAAACCGTCAAGAATAAATACATATCCAGAACCATCACCCGAAGGTTGGGCATATGCATATTACCCTGCTGGTGGAAATACAGGTAAAAGACCAAATATAGAAGCCATAAGAACATGGGTAGAGAACACCAAGGTAGGTAATGCTTCAAGTTGGAGTATAACTGAGGAGTTTGGAGAGGCGTTTGGTTTTATAGGATGGGGATTCACTCCAGAGGAAAAGAAGAAAAAAATAGATGAGGTCACATATAAGGTTGCCAGAAAAATATGGTATGTTGGTAGAAAACCTAATACTATGACAGATAGTGAATGGCAAGAAGAGACCAAGGATATGAGACCACCAGAGGGCTCATTTAACTACAGGGGAGAAGAAAAATGGAATAATTTCCCATATGATGAAACTTATATGTATCGAAGTGGGTACATACAGTAATGACTATTACAACCTATGATGCAGTAGACGATATTATATCCCTAATCAAGACCAAGTGGAGCAACCTAAGACCTCCTCATATTAATAAAATATGGGAAAAGAGAACTGTAGGATTTATAGACGACAGGAGTGACGAGTTGTTAATTTCACCAAAAGGTGAGGATATTGCATATTTTGGTCTAGGTGGCAGTTCATTTTGGCACAACCAGATACTGGAGTTGGAGATAAGAACATATCAGGACATCAAGAGACATAACAAGGTTGTCAAGGAAGTAGTCAAAATTATCAAGGATAACATAGTAGGCACTACTTATACTGACTTGAGAGTGATAGGTTCATTCAGCAGGAACTACCAGTACCGTAACATGTTTAGTTATGTAGTAACTTTATCATATAGAAAGATAGATCCCTCTTAAAAATCTTTATATACTAATAGACTGTTTATGTTATTATGGTAGTTTATACTGGTGGCTCGGCAGCAGTTACATATGGTTATGAAGCATCATATGCTCCAGCATCAACTACAGCAACCAATATATTTGGATTGCAACAAAAAGTAACATCTTTATCATTAACTACTAATAAAATAACATTGAATAAATTAGGTCAAGTAGAACCAACTAAATATGCCTTTGGTCAACAACAAGGTAGTGTTGGACTATCATTTGTTTGGGATGATGCTGATACATATAAATTATTCCAATCTGTTTATGGTGCTCCATCAGGAACAGCAGCAAGTTGGGTTTATCCATCAGGATCAACCACCCCTTATAGTCATTCTGTAGCCCCAGCTCCTACATCATTGATGACTCAAATACAATTACAAACTGGAACAACTTCTAACATGACTAGAACATTAAAGGGATGTGTAGTTAATTCATTAGGATTAGCAACAAGTATAGGTGAAACAGTAAATGGTACAATAGATATGACATATGGTAAAGAAGATACAGTTGTAGCAGAGTCATCAGATATTGTGGGACAAACTGATACTTCTTTTGATCAAGGTGGAACACCATACACATTTGCACATGGTGAATTAAAAATTAATACTGGCAGTGGATTAACAGATGTTGCTCAAGTTCAGGAAGTTGATGTCACATTCTCACAAAACTCAGAACTACTTTATAAATTAGGACAACATCATGCAACTGATATGTTTAGAAGAGTGTTTGATATTAGTGGAAGATTTAAGACTACTTGGAAAGATTCTACATTAATACAGCATGTTATTAGTCAATCAAACTTAACAACTCCTGTAGAAACATTGTCAGGCACTAATGCTACTGCTGTTGAAATGTCATTAACATTTACAAGTGGTAACAAATCAATCACATTACAATTTGGTGGAGTTGCAATTAATGATCAAAGTGTATCTGGAATCGAACCAGTAGAACCAGTATTTGAAGAACTTAATTGGTCAGCAAGAACAGCAAGAATTGTTGTAGATACAACTGCATAAGATTTATTAATAACCTATATTCAATACTATCTAATGACATTAAAACAAATTAAAATTACATTTAATGATAAAGAAGAGGTTGTTGAGTTTGAAGACTCATTGACATTTGGTGAAACAGAATCATTAATTAGTGGATCTGTGGATCTCAGTGACTTGACTAAGCCAAAAATTGATTTATCAAAATATAGAATTAATTTATTGGTATTAACAATTAAAAAAGCACCATTTGCTACAGGTAATTCATCTGTTCTTAAAACTATTGATTCTAAAATAGTTAAAATCATGTTAAGGGAGATAACTAAGGTACACCCTTTAGCGACCTATATAGAGGACTGGATGGAGACCTTCCAAAGCTTCGAGGAGGAGACCAGTTCATCTACTCAATCTATTACAACTGTGCCACGCAGTTCGGGTGGGACAAAGACCAAGTTGATAGACAAAGTATAGAATATTTAAAAAAACTGTTTAGTACACATAAAAGTGTAATGGAACAGGCTGAAAGAGAGAATAAGTTGCCACCTATGGGCAGAAACATGTCAAAAAACTTTAAATGATATGAAGAATTTGTTTATATATGGAAGGTGAAGGATTTGATGAAGAAGCATTAATGAAGAAGATTAATAGAATGCTTGAAGAGTTTCTTAAAAGAACTGAGGGTTCATCTGAGGCTACTAAAAAAAATATTACTCAGTTAATGAAAAGTACCATATCAATAGAAAGACACAATATTGTAGAAAAAGAGGCTACAAAAAGACAAACTGAAAGTATTAGGCTAAGAGCTAAATCTAATATGGAATTTGAAAGATTTCATAATGAAGAGATGAGAAGAAAACAAAGACTTGGAGCAGCATTAGGAAAAACACAAAACTCATTTAATTTTATGACACAATCTTTAACAAAAGGAAGAGGTATAGGAGCAACATTAGGATTATTAGGAGAAGGTGCATATAAATCAACAAAAGCATTTTATGATTTAGAAAAAGCACAGAAAGCATATACTGATGCATTATTAGATCCATCGAATAAAAACAATATAGATGCAAAAAGAAATGATTTGGAGGATGCACAAATAACAAAAGACAATGATGTTGCTGGTAAAAGTGGTTTTTTAGGTAAAATAGCAAAAAGTTTATCCAAAGCTGGTTCTTTCTTTGAAAAACATTCTGTTCCTATAACTATAGGTGCAGGTGTAGCAGGATTGATTATAGGTATTATTTCTAAAGCGTTAAGTGTAGCACCTATGTTTCAAGCAATGATGAAGTTAATGAAGTTTGCAGTATTGATGATTTTAATGCCTATAGGTACATTCTTTGGTGCTGTAATAAGACCTCTAATGGTTGGTATTGTAAAAGGGTTAGCACCTAAATTTAAACAGTGGATGGAAGGATCAATGCATTGGGGAGCAATTATAGGAGAAAGATTACTTGCAATGGTTATGAATCCTAAAGAACACTTTGAAAACAATCCAGATCAAGCTGCTGGTATAGGCGGTATATTTGGTGGTATTGGAGGAGCTGGTATAATGGGTATAGGAGCTTTATTTTCAAAATATCTTACAGATACTGAGAAAGATAGAGAAGAATACAAAGCAAAATTAGCAGAAGAAAGAGAAAAACGAAATAATGCATTAATAGAAGCTGGTAAAATGATATTACAGCCTATATTAATGTTTGTAGGAAAACTTAATGTATTATTTTTGGTAACTATACCAGCAGCTTTTAATGGTTTTATAACAGGACTACAAAACATGTTTAATAATAATGATTTGGTTAAACAGATATTACAACCTATATTAATGTTTATAGGAAAAATAAATTATTTGTTTTTGAAAACTATACCAGATGGAATAAATGAATTTGCAAGTAATTTTAAAAATTTCTGGGCTCAATTATGGAATGGATTTGTTGATTTCTTCCAATGGGCTATTAATTTATTTGGACTGGGTGATGTAATTAAAAAGGTTGAAATACCAGATGAAGATAATGAAAACAATCAAGGAATGATAGAATATTCTAATAATATGTTTTGGACTATGGAATCAATAAATAAAAATATAAGTAATATTAAACCTAAATCCATAAGTATTGAAGGATTTTTCTCTTATGTTGAAGATAATCTATCACAATTACCTAATCATACAAAATTCATAATAAAAGCTATGACAGGTATTACAAATCAGTTTGATGGTGCATGGAAGTGGATTAGTAATGCATTAAGAAAAGTGTCAAGACAAACATATACAACAGGAGATGGTAGTAAAAAACCAACAAGAAATGCAAAAATTGCTATGGGGACATTGTCAAATATGGGTGGTGGTGGAATAGATTCATCTGGTTCACCATCATATGGTAGTGCAGCATATCATTACAGTTTCCTCAACCCTGTAAAAATGGCTAAGGGTGGTATTATTGATGAACCAATATTGGGTATAGGTGCTAGTGGTCAGAGTTATCTTATGGGTGAATCAGGTAGAGAATTTATTACACCCGAAAAAGGCATGAAAAAAGGTAACACAATAATAAATATTAATATAGGTAAGGTTGAAAAAGATGTAGATTTGAGTAAATTAAAACCAATGATTCAGAGATGGATATTGGAGTCAAACAGTAGAAGAGGTATGATTTAAAATGGGAGACATTTTAATTAAAAAAGTATCACCAACAGGTAGTACTGGTGGTCTCACATATCATGTTAAAAATCTTTTAGAACTGGAAATAAGTAATGATATACCTTCATTTGTATATGCATTGCCAACTCAACCCGATACAGCATCAATAGGAATGAAGGTTGAAGGTAATACATCAACAATAAGTTTATCTTGGACTTTGGTTGATGAAAGTAGTACTGTTGTAGAGGAACTTACAGGTAGTAGTGCAGTAGAAACTGCCGATGAACAAATGGTATTTCTTACAGGTGGTTCTTATCTTAACAGTTCAACTGCAAGTAATGATGATTCATTTCAACCACATTCAATAGAATCAAAATATGAATTACATATATTGCCACCAACTGGAAGCACTGCATTTTTTAAAAGAAGTGGTATAATATCCAAATTATCTATATCAAAATCAGGTGAATCTCCAGTAGTATATACTGTTAATATAATATTTAATGTTGCTGACATGCAGGCGACTACAAGTGCTTAGTCATGACACAAGTATTATTTTTTGTTAATGATGTTAAAACATCAGCACTTAATTATGAAATAAAAAGAGAGGGTGATAGAGCTACAGATGTGGCAACCGTTAAAGTTATACCATCTATAGATTTAAATATAAATGATAAAGTTATAATTGTTCAAGATATGATAGATGCAGATAACTTGTCAGCAATCTATAATTTCAATGAAAATATTAGTGATGAAAGTGGATATAATAATCATTCTACAGCATCGGCAGGAATAACATATGTTGACGGTCAATGGAACGGAAAGGCACTTTCATTTAATGGAACCACCACATATGGTGAAGTTGATGATGCCACAAATCTTAACTTTGACGGAGAGTTTGACATATTTGTTTGGGCTAAATGGAGTAGTACTGCTAAAGAGTATATATTATCAAAAAGAACCACATCATCAAATGGTATAGCAATTAGTGTAAATCATACAACTGCTGGAGATATTGCAGTAGAAGTTGGTGGAAATGACTTGGTGTCATCTACTGCTGGATTCAATGATGGTGAAAATCATCTTATACGAATTACTAGAGATTCTGCAAACTTGGTGACATTGTATGTTGACAAGGTTTCCAAGGGAACTGCTACAATCAGTGGAGATTTGACAACAACAGGAAAGTTGAGAATAGGAAGAAATGAATCAAACACATATTTCACAGGAAGTATGGATTCAGTTAGACTGTATAAAGGTACACCAACAGTGTCTTCATATGGTGATATTATATTTGATAATAGAAATCCCAGAACTGTAATGAAATTTGGTGGAAGAATTACAAAAATTTCAAAAGAAACAACACATCAAAACTTACAATGTTTTAGTTTTGGAAAGGAGCTTGCAGAGGTAGAGATTAGAGGTGATATTTATGATATTAAAACCCCAGAATTTATCATAGAGGATTTGATTACAAACAACACATCACTAACATATATTGGAAAAGGTGGTGCTACTGGAGTTATATTAGACAAATTTATAGCCAATGGTAAACTTATAGATATTCTTAGAGATTTTTCTAATCTTACAGGGTATATATTTTATACTAACGGTCTGAAGGAATTTGTGTTTGAACCCAACAAGTTTGCAGAGATTGATGTAACATTCACACATGGTATAAATTCAACAATATTTAAGACCCAATATGATGATACAGAAATAGTAAATGATCTTATTGTCTTGGGAGAAAATCTCAGATATAGAACGGTTGAGACCATTTCCAGTACAGGTGCTACTGAATACACATTGAATCAGGGGGCAATAAGTTCCAGAGTTACAGTGAACGGTACGGAGAAAACGGCAGAGGAGGATTATAATATAGATTCCATAGGAAAGACAATCACATTTACAACAGCTCCATCTGGTACTATTGTTGTGGATTATGAATATGAAAAACCTCTATACATCAGAGGCACCAGACAGTCAAGTATAGACACGTATGGCGTTCATGCCAAGAGACTTATAATGCCTTGGATAAAGAATAGAAGTGATGGTGTTAGATTTATACAATCATATTTATCTAAATTTAAGGATATTAGACTTAATATTAAAATTGATACATATAAATTATTCAATTCAATACAAGAAAATGACGTTATACATGTTAAAAATACCATTAAAGAAATAGACGATCAATTTGTAGTAAAAGGTATAATTTGGAAATATCCAGACTCAATTACAATCATAAATGCAGGTGAATATGGATTTGACTTTTTAGAAATTGACAAGCAGATAACGGAAAAACTTCACGATTTGGAGGATGCATTTACCACAAACAAGGAAATTAGGGAATATGAGTCTCCAGAAGAGGTATTAGTTATAGGAGATATAGTTGTACAGTTTGTTACCGAGGACTTTACAGAAACCTTAAATATTGTAGATACTCCAGTTATATATGATAAGGTTGACAATAATTACGGTAGTGGAACATATGGAAGCAGAGTCACAGGAAGTGTGTATGTAAGTTGAGTAATCAAATAATACCTCTAAACGGTCACGTCAGGGTAAGGGCATGGGAGAAACAAGAGGATGGCAGTGAATTGGAAATATATGATAAAACAATTAAAAATCTCATAGTTGATGCAGGAAAGGCATCCATATTAAAATATCTTGCCAATATAAGTGGAGGAGGATATGCAGACGAGGTAGGAGTTGGAGATGACACAACGGCAGCAGCCAGTGGTCAGACTGACTTGCAGGCAGCAACCAACAAACTGTGGAAGGGAATAGCAGTTGGAGACAGGGTGTTTGTAAACAACACACTTTACATATCAGCAGATTTTGGATATACGGAAGGTAATTGGACATGGAATGAACTTGGATTAAGAGACAATCAAGGAACTCCTGTAATGTGGGCAAGACAGATAGATTCAACTCCACTAGTAAAAACATCATCAAAACGTGCAATCGTTGAATGGCAGTTGAGTTTATAGATGGTTAAAATATTAATCCCACGGTCAGACAGCATAAGTGCCAAAATAATAGAGCCAAGTGATTTTGAGTCGTTCTTTAGTAGTGATATAATTAATGACTATGTAAAAAGTGGGTTTACTCTATCAGCAGGAACAGGATTGTCAGTAAACATAGCAGTAGGATTAGCTAGACTTAAAGGATTATTCATTAACAATTCAACTGCTTCTTCAAAAGGTAGTCTTACTGCAAGTCAAACAAATTACATATATGTTACATTAGCAAGAGATATCAATGGTGAGGCAGAATCATGGAGTTTTACAAGTAACACTACTGGTACAACACCAACTGACTCGTTATTTATAGGTGAAGCAACAACGGATGGATCTAGTGTCACAGCAATAAATCATTCATCAGTAATGACAAAAGTACTACCTACAGACAAATTTGGTAATGGCAGTGATGGTTCATTTACGGCAACAGACGGTCAGACACTGACTGGAAGTGGTACAAGACAATACACAGATTTTACAATAGGTGCAGGAGACACGCTAAACTTTGGTTCGGCAGGAAGTCCTTTAAAATGGATAATATTTGCAACGGGAACAATAACAATCAATGGAACTGCAAATCTTCAAGGCAAGGGTTCGCCTGTTGGTGTTGCAGGGTATAATGGTGTTAGTGTTGTTGGCGGAACTGGAGGCAACGGTGGTGATAGTGGCTCTGGAAGTAGTAGTGGAGGAGTTGGTGGAACTGGTGCATCTGGAACAGGTGGAGTTGTATCCATTGGAAACACCGATAGTGATGATTTTATTGTTTTTCACACTGCCATATCCAAGCTTGCAATGTATGGTGCTGGCGGTGGAGCAGGAGGAGCTGGTGCATCTGGTGGTGCAGCATTTGCTGGTTCTGTTGCTGGCGGTGGAGCTGGAGGATCTGGAGGTCTTGGAGGAGGCTCAATAGTTTTTATCGCACCAACAATAGTACTTGGTGCAAATGCATCCATTAATTGTGATAAAACAAACGGAACGGCTGGTTCAGCAGGTGCAAATGGTGGAAGTAGTGGAGGCAATCCTGCTGTAGGAGGTGGAGCAGGAGGAGCTGGTGGTGCAGCTGGTGGAGGCAACGGCTCTAACGGTTCAACAGGTCAGTCAGGCGGATTTTTCTCTGGTGGCGGTGGCGGAGGAGGAGGAGGAGGTACAGACGGCAAACAGGGAGGAGTTGTATTGATGGGTTATAATATACCATCTCAATCAGATTTAAATTCTAAAAGTATTGCTAATAAAAAATTTGTATTAGAATGGTAGTTTATATGGCATAAAATCATGAATTATAATACTAAATGCCCTTGTTGTAACTGGAAATTCTATGTTGAAGAATCAATTAAAGGTAATATAGTTTGCGTGAAATGTGGAAGTATGTGGACTGATAAAAATCTTTATATACCATAATACATTTACTAATATTATAATGTTACACCTAACCGAGTCAAACAAACCAGTAGGAAATCAAATTAATCAAGACCTAAATATCTGTATAGTTAAAGAATCAATCAATGGTGACAAAACTTGGTATTATGCCAAAAATATAGTCACTGATGATGGAGACTTGTTTTATGCCCAACAATCAATCGGAGAAACCCCAACAAGCGACTTTGACGGAGCAAGTGGCAGAATGGAACTTAGAACAGGAAGTGCAACACCTGCAAAAAGTGATACTTATACAAGCGTAACTACACCAGTAACAGCATCTAGAAAAATTATAGATTCAACATATCCAAAAACCAATGACGGTGACTCTGACAACACAGGAGCAGGAACCGATATTGTTACATGGAGAACAAGTTGGACTACATCTGACTTTAGTGCAACAGCAATTATTGGCGGATGTATTCACGTTGGGGCAGCAAGCCCAGTAAGTGGAACCAAATTATTGACTCATTTTTCAATCACAAGTTTTGATAAAACTACAAGTGACACACTAAAAATCTTCGTGAACCATACTTTCAACGGAGTATAATCACATGACTATCTCTATGGGTGGTCTTTTCAAACTTTTAGAGAGACTTAATCATACACCACAGGAAGGTTTAAATGATAAGGTACAGACTAAAGAAAATGTGGTGGTAAAACTTGGCTAGAAAAGCAATTTATAAACACGCAACACAGGTTAATACAGCAACATATCCAGATGATGGTACTTCTCCAGTAGGAAGTAATGAATGGAATGAAGCACCTGATCAGGCAGGGATGTTTGGTAACACTCCAACAACAGCAACAATTACAATAGCAAGTGGAGTGGCAACAGTAACAGACAGTATATCAGTTGTGGCAGCAGAAAGCGGCACTACAGACACATTAGACAAGTTAGCAATTACAAACACGTCACAATATGACTTGGTGTATCTCTTTGCAGATACAGGCGATACAATCACATTAACACATACCTCAAGTCCATCAGCAGATGGTCATATATCTACTGTAAGTTCTTCAAATGAAACTCTCTCATCTACAACCCCAACTATCCTTATCAGAAAGGGTAACTATTGGTATGGTTATGGTGGAGGAGTAGTCAATGCAGTAAGTGATATTGGTGATGTTACAATCACAAGTAACTCATCAGGTGAGATATTGAAATGGAGTGGTAGTGCATGGATTAATCAAACTCTAGCAGAAGCAGGAATAGAACCAACTATAACATCTTTAGGAGAAACTAAGGGTGGTACAAATCAAACAACTTTTACTACAGGTGATTTATTATATGCATCTGGTTCAAATACTTTAGGTAAACTTGGAATAGGAAGTAATACACAAATTTTAACTTTGGCAGGTGGTGTACCAACATGGGCAGCCCCAGCAGGTGGTGGTGCAACGGCAGTTCATGCTTTCTCAAACACAACAACAACAACATATACTGGAACTGCAAGTTCATTTGGTTCAGTTGGTGTAGGAGACAGAGATATTTATATTAAAAAGATTGATGCTAACAACGAGGGTGTCTTTACAAAGATATGGAAGAATGGTAGTGCCGTTGAGGTTCAAATTGCATAGGTGGATTGATTGACCAATGGCAATAACATATCACGCAGGTAGAAGGATTCAAGGATTAACACAAGATACATCACTAGACGGAACTAATGATGGTTGCACCACTGGGGTAACTGGAAAACTTGGAAATGCTTGGTCTTTTGATGGATCAAATGATAAAGTAACATTGACACCAACTTTTAGTGGTAAAAGTGCTTTCACATATTCAGCATGGATAAACCCAAGTTCATCATCAAATCATTGGGCTTTCCCTTTCTATGAAGGTAGTGGAGAAAATCCAAAAGTAGGTATAGGACTTGATTATTTTAATTCAAATGGACTGGCATATTTTTACGTTAGTACAGCTTCTCACTCAGCAATCTCAATTTCTGTAAGTAATATTCCTAAAGGATCATGGACACATGTTACAGGTGTGTATGACGGATCTGCTTCTAGTTCAGATAGATTGAAATTTTATATTAATGGTGCATTAGTATCATCAACGTTATCTGGAACACCACCAACAACTATCCCAACATTGGGTGGTGATCTATACTTAGGGTGGTATCAAGCAAATTATTGGTTTAATGGTTTGATGGATCAAACATTATTTTATGATAAAGCATTATCTGCAAGTGAAATATCTACAATATATAATAGTGGTAGTGGAACTACAACACCTGATACTGTTGGATTATTTGCTCATTATAACTTTGAACAAACTGGTAATACATTAGTAAATCAAGTAACATCAGGAGATGTTAAACCAACTAATGTCCAAGTAGGAAGTAGATTTGAAGAAACAGATACTAGAAAGATGTATCATTATGAAGAACAAGTTCCTGATTATGATTATACTATGACCACAGATCCTAGAACTAATACGTTTAATTCCAGTCT